TAAAATGATTTTGACCGGCTGGCGCGTCCCACCCGTAGAGGAAACGCTGGTAGAAAAGCGGACCGCCAGCCCACCAGGTTGCTCCGTGTACAGGTTCAACGTCAGCGGACCGTCGCTCTGGATGTCCACCTCCAGCTTCTTGAACAGCTTCACCCGCTCGGTACCGAAATCCACATCGAGCGTCCGATAGGCATCCGCCACGCCCGCGGCCAGATATCGCCCCACCACTCGCGCCGCCACCCCGCCCTGGTATACAGTGAAGGCAGCGAAGCTCGAAAGGACAACACGAATCAGCCGGCCCTCCACCCCAGCCGGCAGCGGTACGGTCACCCAACCGCGTCCTACGGCTGCACGGGTGACCGTCGCCGCATAGCGCTGCGTCATGGTCTCCCCAGGTAAATCCGTATACACCTGCATGGTCACCGGCCCATCGCTCGACATCTCGAAGCGCACCTGATCAAATACTTTGTCCCGCGCGACTCCCAGATCCAGAACCGTCGAATCCCAGACGGCGCCGCCCTGCGCTTCGTAAGCCTCGACATACGTTCCCACCTTGCGCCCACAAACGCGCCCGCCGAACAGCTTGAACGCATTGCTCCCGCCGATGGTCACTCGAGCCAGCCGCCCCGTCAGGTAATCCGGCGAGACCGGCAGCGGGAGCTGCACGATGCGCCGCCCGTTCGCGCTGCTGTCAACCGTGGTCGTATACCGGCTGGTCCCCAGTGTGTTCCCCGGCTGATCGAGGTACAGGTTCAACGTCACTACTCCGAGCGTCCAGATCTCAAGCTCAATCTCCCGGAACTGCTTCAGGTTGGGAATGCCCAGATCGAGTTCAGTCGAATCCCACAGCGCCCCGCCCGTCGCCTCCTGCAAATCGACATAGGTCCCGATCGGGCGCAGCCGCAACCGCGCGTCGTACAGCCGGAAAGCATTCGCGCCGGAAATCCGCAACTGGAAGAACCGGCCCTCGGTGATCCCCAGCCACAGGTTGACCTTTTGCCGCCCGGTGGTCGTCACGCTGGATGAGTACCGCGCCGCCATCTGGCGCCCTGGAATGTCGGACAACACCGTCACGGTGACGGCTCCCGTGGTCTCGATATCCAGCTCCAGTTCCCGGCATTCCTTCACGCCCTGGCTGCCGAAATCCAGCTCGCGCGAGTCGTACACTACTCCTGCGCCAGCTTCGTACGCTTCCACGTACACGCCGATCGGAAGGAACTCCAGCCGCGCTCCGTACAGCTTGTATCCGCTCTGCCCGGACAGCTTCAGCCGGAACAGCCGGCCCTCAACTCCAGCGCTCAGCGGGATCCGCACGAAACGCTGATCCGCCGTGAGGTGCGTGTCCACCGTCGTGTTCCATTGGCTCGCTTGCTGGTTGCCCGGCAGATCCGTAAACAGATCCACTCGTACCGGCCCGGTAGTCTCGAGCAACAGCTCGAGCTCTCGCGCCCGCTTGATCGAGTTCTCCCGCCGCGCCGTCTTCGCAATACTCAACTGGGCATTGGTCAGGTGAGCGAAGTCCTGCTCCTGCGAATCCCACACGAACCCCGCCACCGACTCGTAGGCCTCCACATACACGCCCACCACCCGCATCAACAGCCGTATGCCGTAAGTCCGGAACGCATTGGCCGCGGTCAGCGCCACCTTGAAGATGCGTCCTTCGATGGCTCCATTCACAGGCACCTGCGTAACCCGCCGCGTGGTTCCCGTCGCAATCGTGCTGGTCAGTCGCGACGCCAGCGCGTTCCCTGGCAGATCGGAGTAGAGCGCCGCCGTAGCCGCCCCGGAGGTGTTCTCCACATCGAACGCCAGCTCCTTCACCTGCTTGACCTTGCCTGTCCCAAAGTTAATCGGCAGGGTGACCAGCGCCGTGCCCAGCCGCGGAACCGTGTAGTAGTACACGTACACGCCATGAATCACCACCGGATTCGAGGCTGCGCATTCCACCCGCACCGCGATGTTGCGGGCATCCTGCCCGTCCGCCCCGTTCAGCGTGAAATTGCTGCGCTGCTTGCCACCCGTCAATGCAATCGTGCCGATCGCCCCGCCGAGGCTGCCTTCGTTGTAGTAAGCAAATACCGTCGCGGTATCGCCGTTCAACTCGTAGTCGATCGCAACCTCGGTGTAGACCTTGTCCTCTCCAGGCTGCCCCTGGTCGTCATAGCCGGTGTGGTAAATCAGCGGAATCGCCGCGCCCGCATCCGTGTAGGAGCCGCCCTGATCGAGCACGGTCACTAGTCCAGCCTGCGCTCCCAGCAGGTTCGGCTCCTGGTAAAACATCGAGGCAAACCCGCCCAGCAATGCGCCCGGGGTGCGGTAGATATACCAGCGCTGCGTCTCGACGTGATACTGCAGGGTGGCGGACGGCAGACCGCTGCCGACTCCCGCCTCCACATAACTGAAGTACAGGATGCCGCGTGCAAACTCCATGGCCGAACGGTCCCGTGCATCGCCGTTGACTGGAACGGTCGAGATTCCACTGGCGAGCGTGACGTAGCGGCCCTGAAAGATCGGATCAATCTTCTGGCTGACCTTGTAGGCCGTATCCAGATCGAACCGGTAGATTCCATCCGAAGCGGAAAAGTAATCCTGGGCCCCGACGTTCACCACCGCGTTGTAACCGCTCAATCCCACCTTGGCGTTGGTCTGCTCCAGATACCCGGTGTCCGGATCCCCAATCAGCCGCCAGATCGAGCGCTCTTTATAGATCACGCACAGCCGCGCATGGCAGATCACCCGCACAATGGCTTCCGAGTCTTCCCCGACATCCACCCACTGCCCGGTCGCCTGCGAAGCTCCAGGCCAGAATGCCGGCCGATTCGGTTTGGTCCACCATAGCCGGTTGGGATTGGCCGCGGAACTCCACGCCAACAGCCGCGAGAAGTACGGCCCGCAGATCCCTCGCGCCGCCGGAGGAGCATCGTGATTGCTTTCGAGCGCAATGCCCTTGGTAGTCGCGTCTGCATCCGAGAGCGAATCGATGAACGCCGGAACACCCGTCGAGATATTGTCGTTAATCGTCAGCACCAGGTAGCCCTGCCCGAGCGTGCCGCCCGTGCGGTACACGTTGCGCTGCGTTACCTGCGGATCCGGACTCACCGGAATGTTGGTCAGGTCCACGAACTGCTGCGAAGGAGCCGCCGCTACGCTTCCCGGAGACGGGTTGCTCTCGTTCCCGTTCCCGTCCAGGTACGTCACGTAGTAGCGATAGGAGCCGGTCAACCCAAACGTGGGCTGCGCTCCCGCCGATCCCTCCGGGGTAGCCGTGAGAGCTGAAGAAGGAGCCGCAATCCCCCAATTGGCGAACGTGAGGCCGCTGTCCTTACCTTGCACCCCGCGGTTCATGATCCAGGCGTAGCCCTGGAAGCTCGCCACTCCGAACGGCGAACCATCTCCCGCGAGAGTCACCGTCGAGCCATCGCCGCGATAGAGCCCGCTGCCCGCGCCGAAGTAGTACACATTCCCGCGCCGCGCCATGGTGTGGCAGTAGCCGCCGCTCGGGATCTGCGCAAACGTCTGCATCCCGGAGCGCGAACGCAGCGAGCCCTGCTGATCCGGCCGCCAGTTCTCGACCGCCAGAGCGTCCGGAGCTCCTACCTTATCCGCCGCCGGCAGCAGGTTGAGCGAACCGGTGAGGATGCGATGCTCTTTTTTCTCGTTGCTCACTGCCCCTGTCCCCAGTACTGCTCGATAATCTGCTCGAACAAAGCCACCCGCTGTTGGAAGTGCTCAGCCATCTCCTCCATGCGAGCCTCGCTCTCTTTACGCCGCGCCTCCGCCAGCATCGAGTAAGCGAAGTAATCGGCAATCGGCGAAGCCACGGCCGCCGCGCTCGTACCGGGCGCAATGGTGGGCGGATAACGATGGAAGATCACAGTCATGGTGGCCGCTCCCAACGGTTGCGGATAGAGCGTGATGAACTGCGTTCCATTGGCGTCCATCGAGTAGCGCTGCACCGGTCCTGTGGTGGTCTGCCAGCTCGAATCAAGCGCCAGCAGGTCGCGTACGCTCGAAGGCCGCAGGCGGTAGCTCCCGATCGCCACCCGCAACATATCCAGGTGATTGGGAGGCACCGCATACACGGAAATGTTGGGCAGCACCGACGGACCCGCGTTCCACTCCACAAACACCCCGAACCGATGCGCCAGGCGCTTGGCGGTGTCATCCGCCCATTGCAGTAGTTCGGCCTGCGTACACCAGGACAGATCCCCGAAACTGGAGGCGCCCAGTGCTGGAAGAATGTCCGCCGTTACTAGTGCGAGATCGACTCCGGCAATGGCCGGGCCCTGCGGGAGTAGCGCGAGCAGCACACTATTTCACCTGTGGCCAGGAGCCGCTCGCCTCGACATCGCGCCAATCTCTTGACAAGCGCTTCATGAGTGCCAGGTCGAGCTGCCCGTCCCGGTACTTCTGCCCAAACTCGTTGGCCTCACGCACAAAGCGGTTCCAGGCCAGCACCATCGCCCGGTCCTCCGGCGCATTCGCGGGAAGCGCTAAAGCGGAGAGCATAGCCACCAGTGCCAGCCGTCTAAGCATCGTACCCCCAAATCGTGATCCACGCGATGGCGGAAACGGTCGTATACCTCAGTACGTTATTGATCGCGCTCAGCGGCATCGGTCTGGATGGAGTAACCACGATCGGCTGATTGAAATCCGCCGCCCCGTCTGCGCTATTCCCTACCCTCCCGAAGAAAAGATAATTGGCCGCAGCGTCGGTATTGTCAAAAATCTTGACCACGCCGGTGGTGCTCACAGCGATAATGAACCCCTCGATGTACGAGGTTTTTCCCGCGGCTGGAGTGTGCAGCGCAACTGCCGTCTGTCCTGCGGTCGTGAGCAGGGCCGTCCTCCATGGTGTCTGTCCGGCCGATACACTCGGCCCATTCTGCACGGGCAGTGCGTTGGCCTGGCTGAAGGTTGCGCCGGCTGCATCGCTGATGCCAACCTTCTGGGTGCCGTTGGCCGCTTCGCTGATGGCGTGCCCGTTGATCTGAGTGGGATTCGTCGACCACGGCGCTCCCCCTTGATTCGCGGTCACCGTTCCACTCACCGGCTGCGTAGTTGTCCCGGTCGGATCGGTGCGTACCGGAGTCGCCGCAATCCCCAGTTCCGTTCCATCCGACTTGCGGATGTTCACATGCAGCCCGCGCTTGGCCGTGATGCGCAGCGCCGCCGCCTGGTCCTCCGTCGGATCTGACGAGATCGTCTCGTTGTAAACCCCGGCAACAGGCTCGCAGAAAGTTGTGCCCTCTGTGAACGTGGTCTTATCCTGTTGCGAGACACCGCCGCCGGTCTGCTTGACGACATCCACCTTCAGCGCATAGTTGCCGCTTACCAGCGTCAAACCGGCCGCATTGCTGCCATCGGTGATCTTTGTCACCCAGGCGTTCCCGATGACCGCCGCCGTGCCCTGGTTGGCCGTAACTGTCCCGCTCACCGGCGAGGTGCCCGAGAGCGCTACGGTACCCGTCACCGTCACCGGATTGGTGATGGTGGTCACGGTTGCGACGTTCCACACGCCGCTCTGGGAAACCCCGGGATTCCCGGTCACACCCACGTTCCCACTGATCCCCACCGTGGCCGCGATCGACACCGGCAGCGTGGCAATCGGGTTAGTCCCATCGCTCAGCCGGACGAAGACCGGAGAGCCCACTGCCGCCGCTACGCTCAACGGGCTGGGCGAGCTCACCGGCACGGTTGCGCCCGACGCGTCCACCTTCATATTCGCCGCCGTGGGATTGTTCACCACCACCACGCCCTGGACCCGCGTTACGTCCACGGTCACGCCGTTGGCCGCAGTAGCCGGAATAAAGGTTTCACTGCCCGCCGCGCTTTCGGCAATTTTGATGATCTGCATGTGGGCGCCCGAAGAGCTGCCCTGATTGGTCCGGATTTGCGCTCCGCTGCCCGGCGTAATCGAGATATTATCTGCCATGGGTTCTCATGGCTGGATTCGCCAGGGCGCTCAGGTTGCTTCAGCCGCGCTGGTGAACCGGCAGCAGGTCGGGACGCGCCAGCAACAGCTTGGACCGGTCGAACCGCTCCAGCTCGAACGGACCCCGCTCATAC